CTCCAGTCGTTTGCTTATAGGTTTTGGCGGGGTGAAGAATAAGACGATCGCGAGCTTCCCCCCTGATCTCGCCGCGCACTATTGAAATTTCACCAGGGCGAAACACGCCGTTCTCGGTGGCGAATTCCCAATCGAACACAACCGATGGATTGAATTCGTTGTAGCACCATTCGATAGCCGACGTCATGCCGTCGAACTCGAAATTATCTACACCGTTCCGCCCCCGCCATTTCCAAATGTTAAGACGAATGTCGTTGTAGGAGCGATACGGCATAAGCGTGCCATTCACCTTGCAGTATTGGTGTGAGTACGGCGCGTCCGGTAGACGATTTAGCACTATGTCGAGATTGCATGGGGCGATCGGTTTAGTAATGTCGGGGCGCGTGAATCGCCACTTGTTGTCCTCGGGGATTTCCAGATACGTGAAACACCATTCGATGGCGGCGTCAATCGAGGGGAATTGGAAATTCTTGCTACTAGTGCGGTGGCTGAGCTGGGTGAGTCTGTTGGCGACTGTCCTGTATTGTTCGTATGATGGTTGCGTCATTTGCGTGTTTTCTCTCTTCTCTTCTCGGTTGAATAGCGGGGGCAACGCGATTGTTGCCCCCGCTATTCAATCATGCGACCGTGTGTGTCAGAAAACTACCGACCATGAGGTCTCAGTATTCTTCTTGGCCTCGAAATCAATGGAAGAAATCTCAGCTCTCGGAGGCCAGAAGGCGGGCTTCGGGGCGCCATCCTCGCCGAGGATCGTGACTCCGTTCTCGTCCTGCTCGTATGCGGGGCGACCATAATCGTCCAAACGAGGGCGCGGCTTGCTCATTCGAGTGACCAATGTTGCGTGAGCGCCCTCCAGATTCTCGCACACGCGCTTCACGGTCGCATCAATCTTCTGCGGGGACAGAAGATCAGCCCTCTCTCTGGCGTCAGCCGGCCACAGACCAGCGGCACTGAAATACTTCGGAATATTGAAGTGGATGAAAGTCTTCCCATTCTTATTGATAGTGAAAACGGTGCGGTCGGTGAGCGCCTTTCCGGCGTCCTCGTCGTCACCGTCAATCATCCAATCGGTGACAAGCATGGGCCGCCCGCTCTTGGACGTAGTCATTTCCGCCTTAGTGATGAATGCGGAGTGCTTTCCGGGCTTGGGCGGCTCGAAATTGCCTCCGCCGGTAGCGACCTCCAACGAGGAGAGGTCGGTGCCGAAATTGAAGCCAGTTGCCATAATGTGTGCTCCTGTGAATCGGGGGATGGAAAGAATTGCGGTGGTCAGTTCTCGCCCTTGGTGGGCCTGTCGCGGAGTGCTTCCCTGACTGCGTCGGCGGCGATAGCGAGAGTCTCAGCGGAGACGCCACGGTCAGCGGTAACAGTGATCTTAGCCATAATCTTTTTCTCTCTTCCTATGTTTTTGGTTAGTGGCTAGTGATGTAATTGTGGATTTTGGTCATGCTCGGATTCCCCATTGCCGGTGGGAACCCCCGCGTCTGTTGCTTTGTCACAACGTTCGGTTTACGAGTGTACAGAACTGGCACGGTGATTTCTTCCCCGTCCCCATTGTCCACGTTCGCCCATTCCATGTAGCCGACGAAATTGAACAAGGCGGGGATGCGCTGCCCAGATTTCTGCCCTTCAAAGGAAGGGGCGATGAAAGTTTCCCCAGTGACCTCGTTGCTTTCGCGCGCGGAATGCGTGATAGCAATGAATGAAATATCGGGTGCGTCCAGGAATACGCTGATCGCCTTCAACAGGGAGTCGTATACTGCTCGCCATTTCGTCCAAGTGTCATTCGATACGGCCTCATAGTGGGAGAGGATGAGTTCCTGACACTTATCCAGCGTGTCGAACACTACCGTCCTGTAGGGGAATTCTGCAAGATTGCGTGCAATATTGTCGCAAAGATTGGCGCAATCAACCCACTTGTCACAATGAACGACAGTAATGTTTGCAGGGTTCCCCCAATCCCGTACCGGGAGTGTGCCGGATTCAAAATCAACGTACAGGACGGGCGACATATCGTCCACCTGTGACGCCGTGGCTGCGAGCGACGTCTTACCAACACCGCTCACACCATGAATGAGCATGTTGAAGTGATTATTCTGCTCTGGGTTCACGACCGTCATTCCGAGTCGTGCAAGAGTGTCCTCAAAAGTCATGTGTGTTTCACCTCCTAGCCGTTAATGTTGTAGTTTTTGAATGCTTCTGTGTGGCGCTCATGCGAGCAGTACCAACATAGAGGGGATGATGGGAGACTGTCAACACCACTGTCATGTGACCTTGCTCTCTCCCAAATGTTTTGGAGTCTCTCTATGGCCGCGAGCGCAACATCTCGCCGCCACGGAAAAGAAAACTCGCAAACACTGTCCGGTATGACCTCCACGCTGCAGTCCCTTGGGAGGGCGACGATAGAACAGTGAGCTACCTCGTGTCCGAGCTGCGTGAGACCGTACCCGTAGAGCATGATCTGAATGTAGTATTTACGAAATTGACTCCCTGCCGCCGTATTGGCGAATCGCGGTAGACCATTGTCCCATTTGACACTCTTCCGGAATGTGGAAATCTTTTTCCGAGAGAGCAGCTTCCAGTCTAGGACCGTCGCCGCCGCAATATCGAAGCGATCCACACTCCCAGAAATACGCCCATAGTCTTCAAGATCACATACCTCTACTCTCTGCTCCACTAGAACATTCGGTTCATTCTTCGTGCGCGATTCCGCGAAAGCATGAAACGCTGTACCCAGGAAAGGCGCCAGTGGTGTACCCGCATTTTCCGTATCGTGCGGGATTCTGAGAAGCTTGTCGGCAATGCATCGCTCGCAATCGTCCCCAATCTCGCTCACGCCAATAGCGGTTTGTTTGTAGCGTTCGGTTGGGGCGAAAACCTTACTGACCGCTGTTGCGGCGGCCGGGCTCAAATTCAAATTTCTCTCCTTCCTGAATTGCGGCGATAGCGGCGAGCCTGACGTCGCGCTGGACTTCAATGTCCCCGCTTGCAATGTCTTCAATGAAGAATAGTCTTGCGTCACCGGCCGGCATGATTTCATAGACGGTGCCACTGAGCTCCTCGGCCCGCATAGCGGCTTGCTCAAGATTCGAATAGACCCGGTAGTCGCCTTTATGTTGCGATTCCCAGACTAGGTAGACGCCCATTAGTGTTTTTACTCTCTCTTCCTCAGAATGTTAATGATGTGTTATTCGATGATGGTTGCTGTGAGGCCGGCCCGCTCCTCGATCGCTGTGGAAATGACGGCCGCGTAGCATTGGATCCGCCAGATGTTCTCTGATCGAATATTGGGTACGTGCAGTTGCATTGTCTTGACACCGAACTGTGTCGGCCATTTCAGAACAATGGTGCGGCCGGCGATTTCGTCAATCGTGGTGCTCTGTGTGATGCGCATAATGTTTTTCACCCCTCCTCTGTGGTGAGTTCGTAAATGTCGAGATTGATACATGAGGCCATACCGCGCATAATGCGAATGTTATCCGCTGTGACATGGATGACATTGACGTCTGAGTACCCATCGTCGACCGGAGTAACGGTCAGGAAATTCCTGCCCATCAATTTACTGTCATCGGACATGAGAATGTCTATGATGGTATCTGACATGCGGCGTCGCACTAGGCGAATGGTTGAGCTGCCGTGTGTTTTTTTCTTCATGGCATCTACTGTAGGTGCGTGGTGGTGGTGTGCGCAACCCACACGAGCATGACGTCTATCACATTTCATATGAGGTCGCTCTCACGCAGACGCTCATACCCCGCCGCCAACCTCGGCTCCACGGCCGTCACGTCAACAGTATTCTCACACTGCAAAAGAAAACGATTCACCCGTTTTGTTTGCCCCTTACGATTCAAACGAGCAGACGCCTGCAAATTCAAAATCACACTATTATCCTCACTCAACCAAATCTCACTGTTGCAAACATTCTGCAGACCATCAATCCCTTCCGCAGCGGCCGCAATAACAGCACAAAGAACCCTTGGCCCGTCGAGCTCCAAAAACCGCCGCCACTCATCACGATAATCACTAGACAACTCAACGCTCTGATAGCCGGCATCGGCCAGCCGCTTCCGCAACGGCGCCATGAATTTACGCGAGTGGCACCACAGAATAACCTTCTCGTCCGGCGGCAGATCAGACAGAATGTCAAGGGTGGCATCAATCTTCGAGGATCCTCGCTCCTCGAACTCGACACTATCGCCCACGATTTTCAACGGCCCGAGAGTGATCTGCCTGAGGCGCCCGTCTAGAACGGCGGCGGACGAGGCTACACTGGCCCCACCATCCATAATCGCCAAACGATGATCCACGAACTCCCTATACATTCTCTTCTGTTCACGCCGCATCCCACAGGCGACGCGTTGAACATTTACGGGAGGAAGATTCCCGAAAACCTCACTCCCCCGCATCGAAGACCAATTGTCGCCCACAGAATCGCGGAGAGCGCCCGGATCCCTTTCGCCACCATAAATCCTGGCGTATGGGGACGCCGCAAACGGATTGAACTCAGAAACAAAAAACTCATCCGCAAACCTGTAAAAACTCCGGTCAACACTATTCGGATTCAAGAATTTGAGAACACCGTAAATGTTGACGGGTTTGTTGCCGGCGGGCGTGCCCGACAGGCCGAGACGATACTTTGATTTCAATGCTTTTACGGCCCGGAAAGACTGGGTGCGATGATTCGCAATGCGATGAACCTCGTCCACGACCACCATATTGAAGGGCGCCTTCGAGAAAGGAACATTCGGCCATTTTCCGGAGGCGGCCGCCTTCTGCAGGGAAACCAACAGCTCGAAGTTAATAACCCACCAACCATCCTCGCCGTTCAACATGTCCTCAATGTTGGCGCGCCCAAACTTAGTGGAGCGTGACAACACTCTCGCTTCCCGGCCGGTGATGGTCTTGATACTGGCCTGCCATGACGGAATAACGCGCTTCGGACACACAATGATGACTCGCCTGTCGGCGTCAAGTTTCTGTGTGACCCAGATTGCGCCGTATGTTTTTCCACAGCCGGGTTCCCAAGCCAGCAACGCCCCGCCACCGTCTCGAATCGCGGTGACGGTGCGGTTGATTTCTCTTTCCTGCGCCCCTGTGGGCCGAATGTCAATCATTGAAGTTCGTCCAAACAATCACTAACAGGCAAATGGTGAGAGTGAATACTAGTAGTGTCATCCGTTTTTCCTCTTTTCT